TATTAATTTGTTCTCCAATACCAATTATTTTATTGGAAGAATGATTTATCCAAATACAAATAATATTATTTGTTAATTCTTTACTTTCATTAGAAAAATATGTTCCAGGTGAATATATTCCATTTAAACTGCGAGTAGTATTTTTACTTTGAGAATCTTGAACATATACAACAATCGTATAACCATTATCTTGTAATTTTTTAATATATTTATCTAGTTGTGGCAAACCAAACCCAGCCATAACTACTTTAGATTTGCCAACACAAATATTTTTTCTACTAATAGCCATATCATTAATTTCAGCAAAATCTACAATGTTACTACCTTGTATATTATTATTTTCATCTAATAGTCCATAAGCTTCAAAAAAAGAACCAACCTGCATCAATACAAGAGTTCTCTCTCCATATTCATTTTTCCACTTTTCAGTTAAATCTAAATAATCTTTAACTATAGTCATCTAGTTAAAAAATATTTAAATCTTTAAATTATTTTGTTATCATTTATAATCACTAGAATTATATATTTGTTGTATGTTATTATGATAATATATATATATGACATTTCAAGCAAGTTTTCTATTAAATAAAGTTTGTAACTCTACTATTTTAATAAATAGTCATTCAAATTTAAATTATAGTGCTGGAGATACAATTATGATATCCAATTATATGAATACATTAATGAAAAATAATAATAAGGTAACGTTGTTATCTAAATATGCGGTTGGATTAACATTTATAAGAAATTTAGAATATAAAAATTATAATATTATTATTAAAAAAAATAATGAAGAAATTATTCAAGAAATAGATAATCAAGCTCCAAAAAATAAATTTATTTTTATAAGAAATCATGAAATTTTAGATAATTTAAAAGATAAACCATACTTGAGTAAAACAATATTATATGGATTAGATATTCACCTAGAAAGTATAAAAAAATTAGATAATAAATTTTTATGTCTTATTACTCAAAGTGAAAAATTAAAAGAGTTATATATTAATAATAAAATTCTAGGAAATAAAATAGTTATCATAGAACCATTTGCATATAAATATAATTTTAATTTACCAGAGAGAAATGATAATGAAATACGCTTAATATATTGTGGAACTCTTCGAGAAGAAGAAAATATAATAGAAATAATTGAAGAATTTAAAAAAATTCATCAAGAAAGACCAGAAGCACTTTTAAAAATTGTATATGGAAAAATACATGGAAATCAAGAATTTACTCAAAAAGTCAATATGTATATCAAAGAAGGTGTAAAAGGAATAACTTTTAAACATAATTTAAGCCATCGCGATGCTTGTTATGAAATAGCAACAAGTGATATAGGAATATGTTGGCGTAAAAATGGCTGGGGAGATAATGGAGAAATTAGCACAAAAGTTAAAGAATATGAAATGTATGGGTTAGAAATAGTAAATAATATAACTATATTTAATAACAGTTATAAAAGTAAAATTATTAACAATATTTATATTAATGATTATTTTAAAATAGCAGTTGTAAAAGAATTAGAAATCAATATTAAAAATATGCAGAAAAAGTTAGAAGAATTATATAATTTTGTAGATATATTAATTGTTATTTATAAAGATAAAAAAAATATTATAAATAATTTTAAATCTTTTAAAGTAATTGAAATAAATATTTCTGAATTTGGAGAAATTCCAAATACATTTAGAATATGTAAATATTTTACAAATTCAATTATATTTCCAATACATTTTAATTACATAGATTTATATGATAAATTATATTTTAACATACCAGAAAATAATATAAGTAATATATGTAAAAATTTTTATTATATTAAAAATTATAAATTAGTTAATATTTTTCTCTCAAATTTTAATATAAATAGAATTCCAGAAAAGATACTGCTAGATTTATGTGTAACGGATGAAATTATGTTAGATTTTGAAATATCAAAATTAAAATTTCATTATGAAGAAAAATATATAAATGTTTCTATATTAGAATTAGAAAAGAAAGAAACTTATGTTGAATTTTTAAACGACCATAGTAATAAAAACGAACATATTGTAATAAATTTAAATAAAAGCATAGATAGAAAGTTACATGTAATTAAATCGTTTGAAAAAATAGGTATTAAACCAATTTTTTATACACCAATTGATTTTGATTACATTAAAGATCATTACAATATAATAATGAAGCTTGCCTTTAAATTTCAAGAAAGAAAAATAGCCAGTTGGGAATATCCGTCAAATTGTTTTGATATATTTAAAATATGTTATCAGATTAATAATAATCAAAAAATTATTACTCAAGGAGCTTTCAGTTATTTATATACTTATATAGAAATTTTAAAATATGCAATTAAGAATAAATTAAATAATTTGTTTCTATACGATGATGATGTAGCGTTTCATAATAAATATAATATTGATGAAATAATAAATAAAAATAATGGTATAATTTCTTTAGGAGCTTTGGATTATAGTTGGCAAAAAAATATTAAAATGTGTCACGACAAACTTTATAATTGTAAAGGTAGCAGTTATGGAAGTCACGCATTAATAATTAATAAAAACGTTTTTCATAAATTATTATATGTATTAGAAAATAAAATACTTCCTGTTGATTGTTCTCCATTACATCTATTCAAATATAATTTTGATTCAAAAATAATATATCCTAATATGGCTATTCAAAGAACTTTTAAAAGCAATATAAATTCTTCTAATGTACAATATGATAATCAAAGTGATTCACATAAAGCTTTAAAAAATTATGGATGGGATATGAAAAATTATTTTTTACCTACAATAAAAACTATATTGATATATGATGAAAAAATGTCCGATGAAATAAAAAGTATTTTTAATAGTTGGGAGATTAATATAGATTTTCAATATATAAACGACAAATTTATATATGATGAAAATAATTATGATTATATATTTTTATACATTAACAACAAGACTATACAACAAAATAAAAGTCTGATAAAAGAAAATACTATTATAATTGAGAAAGAATTTTTATATAATAAAGATAGTAGAATGACATATTATACTTGTGATTCTTTATTAAAATCAAATAAATATGAAAAAAAATACACTTGTATTGCAGTTCTTGCAACATTTATGAAACGTTTTCATCTTGTTAAAAAGGTAATTAACAATATATTAACACAAGTTGATAAAATATATATATATGCAAATGATTATAGTGAAAAAAATAAACATGATTTACTTAAAATAATAAATTCTAAAGAAAAGGTCGAAATTTTGTTAGGTAATGCTCACGATGGTGATATTAAAGATAACGGTAAATTATTTTTGATTCATAATATAGTTAAAAAAATAAAACATGATTACATTATTGTTCTTGATGATGATTTGAATTATCCATCTGATTATGTTGAAAAGCATATACTAAGTTGCCTAAAATATAATAATAATATTGTTTCTTGCATACATGGTGGTTTGTTTTCAAATATAACATATGATATATTTCGTGATAGATACTTATATCATTATAGAAGTATTGTAAAAGAAAATAAATTTGTAACATATAGTGGTACTGGAACTATTTGTATTCCATATAATTTTACATCATTTATTAATTATGAAAAAACAATGTATACTGGAATGGTAGATATGTATTTTATGAATAATATGAATTTTTATGATATTAATCGGATTTGTATTTCAAGAGATAAATGGGGATGGTTAAAAGAATTTAATGATGATTCTGGTGAAACATTATATGATATATATAAAAATAATAATATTATTCAACAAAGTTTAATTAATTTTAAAAGAAGTGATAAAAAAAAAATTATAATAATTGAATCAAAAATATTTTCAATACAATCATATTCAAGATATGATATAATAAATGAACTATCTAATATCTATGGATATGAAATAGTATTACTAGATAATATTTATAAATATTATAATATTATTTTAGATGAAATTATAATTTACTACTTAAATCCTGTAATAAATAAAAATACAATGATAGCCGTCGATAAAATTAATAATATTAATTGTAAAAATATTAAAATAATTTTTGAAGATGTAAGATATTTATTATGGAATATAAAAAAATATGAATTCATTAATTTTTTTAATAAAATAAATATTGAAAATAAAAAACTTCTACTTATGCAACAAAATAAAAATATGATAAATATTTTAAATAAAAATAAAATTAAATATAACTTTATAGGATACAATATTATTGAAAATTATACCAATTATAAAAATACTAATAGACCTATAGATATTTTCATGTATGGTTGTACAGAAAATTACTATCCATTTAGATTGCGTATGTTAAATATATGTAATAAACTAAATTATGAGAAGAAAATTAATTTTGTTAATATTGAACATATTGGTTATTTTAATAATATTAATTCAAATATGTTAAATAATATATATAAATATTTAAATCAAAGTAAATATTGTATTTGTTGCACTAGCATTTTTAAAGTAATATTAAGAAAACATTTAGAATGTTTAAGTAATAATGTTATTAGTATAACAGATGAACCTGAAACAAATTATTTACTTAATCAGAGTAATAGTTTAATTATAAAAAATTATGAAAATTTATCTGATTTTGAGATAGAAAATATAATTATAGATAATTTAAAAAAATATAAATTTAAAGATTTATCACAAGATGTAAATAGAAAACATTTTTTTGATTTAATTGTAAATTAATATTATATATGTATAATATACCATTATATAATAAATTTATTATATTTGTTCCATATTATGAAAATACTATAAGTGAAAATTTAAAATGTATTGAAAACAGAATTATAATAATTTTCAGGTGTATATTGTAACTAATAAAAATAATAATTTAACAACTATTATTGATAGAACTAAAAGAGTTAAATTTACTACTTATTACAATGCTTGTTTCAATAATAATATATCATTAAGGCAGACTATTATGTATTAAATAATAATTGTTATTATATAAATATTAATAATTGTTATTGTATAAATATTAATTATTAATATATTTTATTATTCATAATATATATTATGATTGAAGCTTATGGTTATAAACAACAAAGAATTAATGATTTACATAATATAGATAAA